CAACGCCATGGAATCTACCTTCTCGGCTTGCGGCATCCACTCCCAGCGAGCGCGCGCAGCTACGTTGTTGAGCTTCGGCGCAGGAGCCAGCATTGGTGCTTCGGTGCTTTACCACAAGTTCGTGAAGTGGTGGTACCTCGTGAACCTTCCCTCTGAGCCAAAGGGTTTCACACCCGGGCTCCAGAAGGGTCCCTTCGGCGACTACTTCTACAAGTCTGGCGCCGGTGAGGAGTACAAGCTAGTCCCATGTGAGCTAGTCCTCCGTCCTGGCAGCACCATTGAGGAGTCGGACGTCAAGTATAGGTTTGTTGAGTTACCCAAAGACCGCGAGGAATCAGTTCTTCAGGCATCAGTGCTTCCAGTGCCATGCCTTAAGCCCCCGCGGTTTTTGGTGGAGATTGGGATTCCCGAAGATGCGAGCGGCAAATTCGTTACCGCTGGCATGGCGATGCGGGTCAATGATTGGCTCGTTACCGCCCGACACCTTTTCTTTTCTGAAGGCAAGGTGGGCTTCGGGGCAAAGACAGTGTACCTTCGCTCGGGTTCCACAACTACAAAGGTGACCCTTGGCGAATACGTTGACTTGCTTGAGCCTGGTATGACTCAGGAGCGCGTCAACGGCACTTTTCGAGATTTGGTTGCCTACCGGCTTCCCCAGTCTGCATGGGCAGCTTTGGGTGCCAAGTCCCTCCGTGTTTCCGACCTGAGCCACCGCGGTGAAGGTCCGGTTGAAGTCATAGGCCGCCCTCACGACCAGCTCATTATTACTCGAGGTGCCCTCGTCCGCGACGAGGCCACAGAGCGCGGTAGCGGCCTCATTTCTTATTCTGCTAACACAGTACAAAGTTTTTCTGGCAGCCCGGTGTTGGCCAAGATCGGTTCCGCTATCAAGGTGGTGGGTTTGCATGTGGGTGCTGGCGTGGGCGTCAATCATGGCGTTTCTATGCCAGGCCTCCGCCGGTTGTTCAACAAGATCCGCTTCGGCAGCCCTGAGGGCGCTGGCATTTGGCAGCAACTTATGTATGGGCCCTCTCTGACGAATTCCTTCTTCACGGAGTCGCGAGAACAAGAGCGACGCCAGTCGGAAATCGAAGAAGCGGAGGAAATCGAGCAGCGCATTGAGGCTGACATCGCCGCTGAGCGTGCTGACCACGATTGGTATTACTCCCAGGACTACCTTGGCAAGTCCGATCGCAAGCGATGGACTGCTGCTGAGTGGAAAGAGTGGGAGGATTGCGCTATCGAGTACGAGCACGACAGGAAGCATGGCGATGTTCACGCCGACGACGTAGAAGCTGAGGAGCATCACGCTGCTCGTGTTGAAATTCGCAGGCCCCGCTGGTCTGAGATGTCTGACTCCGACAACGAGTCTAGAGCCAAGGCTCAGCTCAAGGAGTCCAGTGCCAAGGCTCAGCTCTTGGAGTCTCCGGACGCTGAGACCATTGCGGGAACCTCTATGAAGTACCACGCCGATCTTCTCGCTGCAGTTAAGGAGCTTTCTCCCCCCGTCTGTGTGCACGGCTTGATTCGCCGTGAGTTCGCCAAGATCAACCTTGGCAAGGTTTGGACCACCCGCTGCCTCAACTACTTGAGCTCCCGGGGCTTGGTCGCCATTCACAAAATTGATAATGTGGAGTGGATTGAGCCTCTGTCAGAGGAAGACGCCGACGGAGCTCAGGGCCAGAAGATCCGCGATGTGTTTCAAAGCGCAAACTTCGGGGCCCTTCCCGCTGTCAAGGAGGTGGAGATGGACGCTGTGGCCTCTGCTCCTGCTGCGGACGAGCCAGACCCAACACCCCCCATTGCGGTACCATCGGCAGAAGTCGTTGCGGCCGCCGCCCCTCCGGGCTTACAGCCTGCGAAGAAGCGAGGCGGGCGCAAGCAGAATCCCACACCTCAGGTTTCTGTGGCGAACCAGTCCGTAAGCCGATGGGGGGCCCCTCCGGTTTTCCACACCCTCGATCCCGCTCCCCACCCCATTCGAGACGGCAAACGATTTTGGGCCATTAAAGCTGCAGAAGCTCGGCCTCCTTTGCCCGCACAATTTTTCGGGGAGGACATTCGCAGTTCGTTAGACAGCTGGATGCTTGAGGGAAACTGGCGCTCTTTGCTTCGCCTTCGCGGCGTAGGGGCAGCCACCCTCTTGCGAACAGACTCCCTTGCCCTCTTCCGCCACTACATTGACGTTGGCAAGGTCGAGTTCCAGTCTGGCGGAGAGGTCTTGTATGATGCAAATGGCAAGCCGTTTGCTCGCAAGGCGGGCAAGTGTGAGGCCGCTCGGGCCAAAAGCCGCGGCCTCAAGCGCTTGTCACCAGAGTTCCTTGAGGCGCTTGGAGGCATACCTTGGCGTGGCCAGAGTCTTGCCGACCATGTCCGCGGGTTCGTCGCCCCGCCTACAGGTCCCTCCGCCGTCCGCGCATCCTTGAAGGCGCAATGCGCCTTACAGACTCCTGGTGATTGGGAGCGGTTTTTGCAAGATCCAAGAATTAACAAGAAGGTGACCACCTTCTGTGACCAGTACCCCACCAGTCTGCCGCCTACTTTCTACGAAGTGAAGAAAATGATTCGCACTTATTTGGACGACATGGACGGCAGCAAGTCCGCTGGGTGGTCATCTCGTTACCTGCCTGGGCCGAAGAATGTGTGGGCCAATACTAGGGAGCTCACCGATTATTTAGTCCAGGTTCGCCTCGCACTACGTATAGCGGAAGGCGACAACATTCACTATTTGCGAGCAGAGGACATGATCCGCCTGGGTCTCCGCGACCCTGAGGAGGCTTTCGTTAAAGACGAAGCCCATGGCGAGAGCAAGGTTAAGTCCGAGCGCTGGCGCCTCATTTGGGTTTCTAGCATGATAGACAGCCTCTGCCAAGACATTCTGCATCGAAAGCAGAACAAGGCCGACATTGGCGCCTACGCCGACGGTGACCTCACCAAACAGGCGGTTGGCCTAGGCCACGACGATGCCGGCATTGCCCACTTAGGGGCTGCAATCGATACCATGTCAAATGGCCTCCCCCTCAAGGGGTCAGATGTGATTGGCTGGGACTTTTCGGTGTGCCGTGACGCAATTTACTTTGACGCGGAGCGCCGTGTCACTTGTTTCCCGGCCTTCGTCCGTGTCGGTGAGGACACCGCCGATTCCCTCCCCCTCACGTACCCGCTAGACCAGCACATCAAGATGTCTGCTGCTCTGCTCTACGCTGAGGCCGCAGTGAATTCCTGCCACGCCATCGTGGTGGGGGACGAGATTTGGGTTTTCGAAAACTACGGAATCACAGCCTCTGGCATTCCTTCCACTTCTGCTCAGAATTCTGCCATTCGTTCTTTTACCCTGGCCATGGCTGGCGCCATTGACCAGATGGCTGCCGGCGACGATGAACTTCACACCGGTGACGTAGATGTAGCCGTGTTAGAAGCCGTCGGACAGCGGATCAAGCCAGGCAGTGAGTCATCGGCCGGGCCCAATGGGCCAGTTGAGTTCACATCTCACATTTTCGAGAAAGTTAACGGAGTGTGGACCGCCAAGTTTGAGAACTTCCCAAAGATGGTGGCCCACATGGACCTTCGCCGAAGTCCAGGATCCGAGCCTGCAGAGGACATGCTCTCAGGCATGCGATTTGCTCTGCGTCACACCCCTGACGCTGAGGCCGCCTTCTTAGCCGTTTGCCGAGCGATGGGCTGGGACTACCCGTTGGCCCTGGACATCAGCTGGGATTAGGCTCTGCGCGGAGTTAAGTCCCCTTCGCCTGGGTGGCAGGGGCGCCAATTGCTAGGTTGGTGATTGGTGTTTCACGCTATGGCCAAAGCACGCGCTAAGGCCAAACTCTCACGACCTAAGAAGAAGGTCATTAAACAATCTTCTAAGCTGAAGTCTGTGGCTCGCTACCCCATCAATGGAGTCGGCGCAGTACCTAGGCGTAATTTTGGAGGAGGTTCCTCAACCGGGAACCCATTGCTGTGCATGGATGCCACGATTCCTAAACATTTGGCTTTACCGATTAATGTTGGGCCTTATACGGTCACCCGTACCACAACAATAGTTAAGTCTAGCAACGCTGTGAACGGTTTTGGTTTCTTTCGTGCTTCCGATTCCTACACTGCGGACAACCCAGGCGTTGCGACTCATCGCGAGGGTTGGGCCCCTTTGGTTGGATTCGGTTCTGTGAATTCTGATGGCAAACCCATGGGCCTCACCGAGTTCCATGGCTGCCCTCAGCTTGAGGAGCTCGGCGCCTCCGCCACTTTGGCTCCCGCTGCGATGACTGTGCAGGTTATGGATTCTAACTCTCTTTCTGGGACAGAAGCCGCCAAAGGCGTCATCTACATAGGTGCGTCTAAGACGCAAATGCGACTCAAGGACTCTGCTCAACAATGGGAGTCCATCGGTCAAGATTTTGTTTCTTTCCAGGCGCCTCGGTTGTGCTCCGGGCCAAAGCTCGCTCTTCGCGGCGTCAAGGTCAGCGCAAGGCCTTTCAATGTCCAAGAGCTCATGGATTTTGACGTAGTCATTCCAAATGTTGACAACAGTGACGGATCTTCAACTTACGGCACTATCCAAGCGCCTTGGGTCTCCACGCTGCACGCGGCGTCAGGCTCTACGGTAGACCTTACTTCTAAGTCGCCTTATCTTCAGACGCGCAGTTTGAAGGGGTTCTCTCCCATCATGGTATACAACCCCAACAAAGAGGAGCTTCAGTTTATTGTGACTTGCGAGTGGCGCGTTCGTTACAACTACGGCCACCCCGCTAGCTCGACTCACAGGGTACACCCTGCAGCTTCCACTCGCGCCTGGGATATTGTACAGAAGGGTATGGACGCCCTTGGTCATGGAGTTTCCGACATCGTGGAAGATGTAGCGGCGCAGGGGGCGAATGTCCTACGCGCTGCCACGTACAACATGGGTCGGCGAGCGTTGGGTTTTGCAGGTCGGCCTATGCTGATGGGCTAACCACACAAACATTCAAAGCGGCATAAAAA